GCCTGCTAAGGAGTAAATTATGAATACGAACAAGCCGATGCAACCAATGCCACCCGCTCGGGATATGAAACCGCGCCGTCCCGCTGCTCCGAGGAGAGAGGTGGTATCGCCGGAAGAACAGGCGAAACGCGCAGCTATGCTGCAAGAAGTTCAGGATGAAAAAGCGGGTAGGGCCGCTGGTGAGGCATACGATAGGGCAATGCCCGCCCCCTTTAAGAAGGGTGGTTCTGTAGGCTCCGCTTCGAAACGTGCTGACGGGATTGCTACTCAAGGCAAGACTCGTGGTAAGGTGATCTAATCATGATGGCTAGCCGTGGCATGGGTGACATAGATTCATCGAAGATGCCTAGTGGTAAAACGAAGTCTCGTCGGGACAACACAGACTTTACTGAGTACGCCGAAGGTGGGGGTGTTGGCTTGTACGCCAATATCAACGCAAAGCGTAAACGTATTGCTGCGGGTTCTAACGAGAAGATGCGTAAGGTTGGTAGTAAAGGCGCTCCTACCTCTAACGCGTTCACACAGTCCGCAAAAACCGCAAAAAAGTAACTCATGTCCACTTCAGGTACTTCCATATTCAACCTAGAATTCACGGAAATCGCTGAAGAGGCATGGGAGCGTGCCGGGCGGGAAATGCGGTCTGGGTACGACCTACGCACAGCTCGTAGGTCTATGAACTTGATGACTATCGAGTGGCAGAATCGCGGTATCAATATGTGGACTATTGACGAAGGGTCAGTACCGCTTATTAAGGGTGTTTATGAGTATGATCTACCCGCCGACACGATTGACTTGATGGATTTTGTTGTCCGTACCGGGGAAGGTAGTGTATCTACACAGTTTGATCTTTCCATTACACGGATTAGCTCGTCTACGTATGCAACCATCCCCAACAAGCTGCAACAAGCTAGACCAATCCAAGTATGGGTTCGACGTTTACGCGATACACCTAAAATTGTTGTGTGGCCAGTACCTGACCAAGGTGTTGAGGGTGACCCGTACTATATTTTTAGGTACTGGCGCATGCGCCGTATTGAGGATGCCGGAACGGGTATTCAGACAGCGGACGTAAACTTTCGCTTTTTACCATGTCTAGTAGCTGGGTTGGCATTCCACATTGCCATGAAAGTACCAGAGCTAATGCCGCGTATACAAATGCTAAAGCAGGTATACGAAGAACAATTTGATCTCGCCGCGGGTGAGGATAGGGAAAAAGCAGCGATACGTTTTGTACCGCGACGATCGTACACTAGAGGTGGTTGATGGGTAATCGCTACGCTTCTAATAAGATCGCAATTGCGATATGCGACCGTTGTGGGTTTCGTTTTCGGTTGAGGGAGCTGCGCGACTTAACTATTAAGACCAAACAGGTTAATATATTGGTGTGCACGGAGTGTTGGGAACCAGATCAGCCCCAGTTACAGTTGGGTATGTACCCTGTTGATGACCCACAAGCTCTGCGTAATCCGAGACCGGATAGTACATATTTACAGTCGGGTACGCTAGCTAACGGATCAACGGGTGAAGGTAGTCGTGACATCCAGTGGGGGTGGAATCCCGTAGGGGGCTCCCGAAGTTTTGATAGCGCACTAACACCAAACAATTTGGTAGCCCAAGGGCAAGTTGGTACAGTAATAGTAGTGACATCATAAGGAGTTAAAAATGGCGAAGAAGCAAGATTCTAAAACTGCCCCCGTGCAGAAAGGCCCGACTAAAGGCAATCCGGGCAAGACCAATGCAGATATGAAATCTATGGGCCGCGGGTTGGCCAAGATTGCATCCCAAAAGCGAGGAAGTTAATATGGCTACGTTTAGTAAAAAACTAGATGGTAAGGAAGTAGGCCCGGCCTCTACATACGCTGAGCCGCACACTATGACGGGTAAAGCGTTGGGCGCACCGAATGTTGGTAGTGAGTCGCAACAGCGGGAGTTTAAAAACTTGGTAGTTTCCGCGGGTAATATGCGGACTCAGGACTACTCGCCGGTAAAGACTAGCGGAATAAAAGTCCGGGGTATTGGTGCGGCTACTAAAGGTACGATGGCCCGTGGGCCTATGGCGTAAAAGGTAACCCATGAACTACGCCGAGTTGACTACTAACATACAAAATATTTGCGAGAATCAATTTTCTCCGCAAGAGTTGGCGATGTTCACCCAGCAGGCGGAGCAAAAAATATACAACACGGTACAGATCCCTGCGTTACGCAAGAACGTGACGGGATCAATGAGTACAGGTAATCAGTACCTGCAAATTCCGTCAGACTTTTTGTATTGTTTCTCGTTAGCCGTTATAGATATTGACGGGGAATACCACTTCCTGCTGAATAAAGACGTTAATTTTATTCGTGAGGCGTACCCCAAAAACAACTTAGCATCGAGGGCGCTCCCCCGACACTACGCAAACTTCGATGATTCCGCATTTATTCTAGGCCCAACACCGGATATAACTTACTCCGCGGAGTTACACTATGGGTACTACCCCGAGTCCATAGTCACTGCGGGTACATCATGGCTTGGAACCGAGTTTGACTCCGCGCTATTGAACGGCGCTTTGATCGAAGCTATACGATTCATGAAGGGTGAAGCGGACGTAATTACTATGTACGAAAAGTTGTACTTACAGTCTATTGGGTTACTAAAACAATTGGGTGACGGTAAGTTGCGGCAAGATGCCTACCGATCAGGGCAAGTTCGCCTACCTGTCAGCTAAGGAGTAAAAAATGGCAATTACACAAGCAATGGTATCGTCGTTCAAGCAACAACTGTTTCTTGGCGAGCATAATTTGGGGGCCAACGTCATAAAGATTGCGTTGTACACGAGCGCAGCAGATTTGAGCGCTACGACAACGGCTTACTCAACATCAAACGAAGTTGTAGGTTCCGGGTATGTAGCGGGTGGAAACACCCTAGCTGGCGTAACTATTTCGCTAACCGGCACTACCGCGTTTGTAGACTTTAGCGACACTACATGGGTTAGCTCCACTATCACTGCACGCGGAGCGCTAATCTATAACAGTAGCGTATCCAACAAGGCTGTTGCGGTGCTGGATTTTGGGGGGGATAAGACATCTACTTCCGGAGACTTTACGGTCCAGTTCCCAACTAACAACTCTACTTCCGCTATTTTGCGTATTGCCTAAAGGCGAGTTATGGCCTCATCCGTTGAATACTCCGGCTGGGGTGGCGGCGCATGGGGCCAGACACCTTGGGGGGCTAACCTCCTAATCATCTCTGTCACGGGCGTTGAAGCCGTTGGCGCAGTAGGTACAGTAACCGTTGCCGCTGCCGCAGTTGTACTTGTCACGGGCGTTCAAGCCGTTGGCACAGCAGGTACAGTAACCGTTGTCGCTGCCGCAGTTACCCCCGTCACAGGCGTTCAAGCCGTTGGCGCAGTAGGTACAGTAACCGTCACCGCTGCCGCAGTTGTACCTGTCACCGGGGTTCAAGCCGTTGGCGCAGTAGGTACAGTAACCGTTGCCGCTGCCGCAGTTGTACCTGTCACGGGCGTTCAAGCCGTTGGCGCAGTAGGTACAGTAACCGTTGCCGCTGCCGCAGTTGTACCTGTCACTGGTATCCAAGCTGTTGGCGCAGTAGGTACAGTAAGCGTTATTGCTGCGGCAGTTGTACCTGTCACCGGGGTTCAAGCCGTTGGCGCAGTAGGTACAGTAAACGTTGTTTTTGGGATTACTGTTTCTGTCACCGGGGTTCAAGCCGCTGGCGCGGTGGGTACAGTAAACACTGCCGCTGGCGCAGTTGTGCTCGTTACAGGTCTATTTGCTCGGGGTTTCGTGGGGCAGGTAAACGTTTGGGGGCAGATAGATGACAATCAAGCTGCGAACTGGCAAAATATAAACAATAGTCAGGTCTCCGAATGGGATACCGTGACTGATACGCAAAATGCGGACTGGCTAGAGATAGCCGCTTAAAAAGGAAGTATATGACTACGCAATCCACGTCACTTTTAGGTCTTGCCTTACCTGTTACGGGCGAACTGACTGGCACATGGGGGGATACGGTAAACACCGCTATTACTTCACTAATAGATACCGCTGTTGCAGGTACTACGACTCTCAGTGCCGATGCGGACGTTACGCTTACTACCACTGCATTGGTGGCTAACCAAGCGCGGCAAGCGGTTATTTTATGGACAGCCGGGGGTACAGTAACTCGGAATATTACAGCTCCAGCGGCATCTAAAACTTACGCCGTCGTCAACAAGTCGTCCGGTACGCAAAGTATTGTGCTGCGTGGTGTAGGCCCAACAACGGGCGTTACTATTGTTAAAGGCGAATCCGCAATTTGCGCGTGGGATGGTACGGATTTTGTCAAGGTCAGTAATACCGCAGGCGCGGGTAGTTTTACAAACTTAGCTGTATCCGGCACCACAACGCTATCCGGGTTAACCGCATCTACTGCACTCGCTCTTGACGCTAGTAAAAATGCAGTAAGCGTAGCAAATACCGGCACCGGCAGCAACGTCCTAAACACAAGCCCAACGCTAGTAACACCAGCTCTCGGCACGCCGTCTGCGCTTGTTGGTACGAATATTACGGGTACGGCGGCGGGTTTAACTGCGGGGAACACGACTACTAACGCCAACCTCACAGGTGCAGTTACTTCCGTGGGTAACGCCACAAGCCTAGGATCATTCACGTCAGCGCAGTTGGCTACGGCGCTTACCGACGAAA